CAGAGCTCTTGAGCTCGACTATAAAGACGGACAGAAGAAAGGTAAAGCAGTAAATCACCCCGGCGCTAGAGCTTTTAATCCTTGGTATAGTAATATGATCTACCTGAGAAATCGGTGGGAAACTATCACAGGCAAAAAAGCAATAAAGTTTGAATATGGTTGGAGTAATGGAGCTTTTAATGTAGGCTACAAGAAAACCCATCTATTTAATTGGATACATGGAGATCATACAAAAGAGTTAAGTAGAGATTATATGTTTTGGGCTGCTGTTATTTATCTAACTCCTGAGCCTCCTTGTGGAACAGGCACACTACTATTAGAACACAAAAAGACAAAGACTATTAGACAGTATGAAAATGATGCTCCAACAAAAGGAGATTCATTTAAAGAATTTATGGGTAGTAAGGCAGAAGATCAGTGGAAACCTCATATAACAATAGAAAATAGATACAATAGATGTGTAATATATGATGGAACAATGTTCCACGCCCCCAGATTATCTAGTTTCGGACACAATAAAGAAACAGGTAGATTAACACAATTAGGATTTTGGCAATCGGAATGGTAGATAATAAAGACATAGATTATAAAGATATAGATTATAAATTTAACGAAGAAGAAGCTCTTAATACAGCATGGAAGTACATAGAAGAAACTTATGATAAACACTATGCTACTGGGAAAATCCAAGCAACAGAGTTCATATTCGATACAGGACATGGAGAAGGCTTTTGTATAGGAAACATACTTAAGTATGCCCAGCGTTACGGAAAAAAGAACGGGCATGATGAAACAGATTTACTAAAGATTATCCATTACGCTATCATGTTACTAGGAACGAAACTCCCCGATGATGGAGATTACGATTGGCATTAGTACGAAAAAAAGACTACGAAAAATTAACAGATGCAAATATTAGCCATGTAATTAGTTTACTTAATGCAAGTGAGCCAATTACCAAAAAAGCCGCCTGTGAGATTCTGAATATAAGGTATAACACGACCCGCCTTCAGAGAATCATTGATGATTTTGAAGACACTCTTGCCTACAAAGAAAAGCGCAAGAGTCAAAACAAAGGAAAAGGCGCAACCAGAGCTGAAATAAAAGAAGTAATAGAGTTGTATTTAGACGGAGATAATATCTCATCTATTGCAAAAATGATGTATAGATCAAATGCTTTTGTAAGAGGAATTATCGAAAGAGTAGGTATTCCACAAAAATTACCAAAAGGATTTAATAAAACTAAAGATATATTACTTCCAGATGAGTGTGTTGCACAGTCCTTTGACGAAGGTGAACGGGTCTGGGCGGCTAGAGAAAACGCTCCTGCTAAAATAATCAGAGAACATAATCCTGCATACCAAGCTGATATGGCAGGTATGAAAGAGTTTGATTATGAAAAAGAGTATGGAAGCAAAGGATATGCGATCTATGTTTACAGGGACTCCCTACCAGATGAAGATTTTCATTATGGATTAGGAGTTACAGGAGCAGCAGGTCACTATGGATTCTCTCTAGCTTATGATTTAGGCAGCTTGAGGCATTTGGAAAAATATGGAGTATCTTTTTGATTGGGTTTTACCCCTATGGTTAGCATCGTGGCTCTTTTGCATATGGCAGATATACATACCTGCTATTGCATTAATTCGAGAGCTTGATGATGAGCATGTAGTTTACAGATGGCGTTATCTAACTTTTCTAGTGTGGAGCCTCATGAGCTTTGTATGCGTACCTTTACTCATGCTAGCAGCCTTAGTAGAAAAGTATAGACGACAATTTATTTATAGTTACGTAAAAAATTTATTGGATAAAGATGAAGATGAGAGAGAAAATTAAAAAAGCCCTTCAAACAAAGTATGAAGGCGAAATAGCAGAAGCACAAGTAAATGTGGAGGTATTCTTAGACCACCCCGTTGGTGTAGGAGAACATCCAGATATTATTGAGTCAATAGACAGTCAAATGCATAGAATTGCAGAGGCAGAAGACAAGCTTTTAGTATTGGAGAAATATTTTTAATGGCAGATATTCACACAGTAGCAGAATGTAGTAAGAAATTAGTAGTATTACTAGACAAAATTAAAGAACTCCCTTTAAGGCAGGATCTTTATGGACATGAGATTGCAGATATTAAAGCATTAGCACGAGAAATTAATAATGAATCAGAGTTTGTATCTGGAATACGATAACGGAAGTATTGGAGTAATACGAAATCCTTACGAAAGACTTGTTGCGTTATACCGCAGCAGTTGGGATTGGATTGGCTTTGATAAGTGGATTGATAAATCTAATTTACAAAGTCAAGCAGAATTATATAAAGGTTGTGATCAAATTATCACATTAGAACATTGGGAACAAGACCTCATAGCTCTAGACATTGTGCCTAAAAATAGTTCAATTTTGATGGAGCAAACAATAGCAAACGACTACAGAAGGTGGTATACAAATAAGAGTTTAAATATGACTGCTGAACTAGTAAAGCCAGACCTTGATACCTACGGGTATAGCTATTAAAAAATAGTTCTTGACAAAGCCCTCATTCTTTAGTATAATAATAATATAAAAGAATAAAGATATGGGCGACAGATTTTATCAACAACAACAACGGAGAAAAAGAATGCCTTGGGAAGAAGAAAAGAAGCAACAGGCAATAGAAATGTACACGGCTGAAGAGCCAACTTCTGAAAATAGTATGGAAGTCGTAAAAAGTATTTCTACCGAATTAGGCGAGAGCCCAAATGGTGTGAGAAATATATTAGTGCGAGCTGGTGTATATGTTAAGAAAACTCCTGCAACTCGTTCTTCTAGTAGTAAAACGAATGGTGGTCGTGTGTCAGTAGCTGATGCACAGGCAACTTTAGCAAATGCAATTCGTGATACTGGGGAAGAGCCAGATAATTCAATAATTAGTAAGCTGACAGGAAAGGCGGCTAATTATTTTGCAGGTATAATTAACAAAGTAAACGAATAACTACCCCTGAATCGTGGGGGATAGCAATATCCCCTGCGTATTTTTGCAACCTCAGGAAAGACCTCGTTTTAAGGATACCATTGTTTGGGACGGTGACCAATAAGTACTAACCCACAAGGAACCTAATGAAGAAAGAGGAATTCATCCAACAGGTTGATAAATGCGGCGATGCAATTATTACTTATCGAAGTCAAAACAGTCGTAGACTAAAGTACAACGTCTGTACACTCAACTTTGATAATAAGTATATACAATCTAAAAGGAATCGAGCCCGACCAAACGAAAAGCAAGTTTTGCTATTTTGTTGGGATACTGATTCTTACAGATTATTAATGCCTGAGAATGTAACCTCTATTGTTCCTTTACAAGCGATTTTGAAGAATGATAGAAATACATGAAGCCCCACCCGTATTTGAAAAACTGATACATTATGATGAAGGAAAACACGTAAAGATTTTCCTATCAATCAATACTTTTAGAGATGTTGAATATTTATCTATACGAAAATACTACCAAGATTTTGATGAAGAATGGAAGCCCAGTAGGGAGGGCGTTTCTATGCCTCTAGATTTTGATAACAGTAGAAATCTCTTTGACGGATTAGTTGAGATCCTTTCTCTTACTGAAGTTAAAGACATACTAGAGGATTATTTTAAAGACAAGCTCGATCAAATTTATCTGTAATTTATTTTTACTTCCGCAAAAATAGTTCTTGACAAATCCCCCAAATTCTAGTATAATATCTCTATGAATAGAGATTTGGAAATATATTTAAGTAAGTGTCGCGATCAATACTACAAAGGTCTGCCCATCATTCCAGATGAGGTTTATGACCGCTTAGTTGAAAACACACAATCTGAATTTAAGATTGGGCATAAAACGGATTCCCGTTTTGCTCACCCCTTTCCTATGTACTCACTTCAAAAAGTCTTTTATAACGAAGACACACCCCCCAATTATGAAAATAACGCAGTAGTTGCCACACCTAAAATGGACGGCGCAGCTGTGTCTATATGTTATGTAGATGGAATATATCATGATGCACTCACTCGGGGAGACGGACTAGCAGGTTTAGAAATAAGCGATAAAATTAAGCATATAGTACCTCGCTCATTAGAATTTGGTAAATCAATGTTCTCTGGATTAAGACAAATCACAGGAGAACTAGTAGCACCCAAAACAATAAAAAATGCGAGAAATTATGCGGCAGGAGCATTGAACCTCAAAGATCCAGAAGAATTCGTAAAGAGAGACCTAACCTTAATAGTATATGGTATTCAACCATACATTGGGGAATACTGGAGTCAAGATATGAAACTCTTAGAAAATTGGTTTAATGTAATTACAGTAGGCGATTACTCTGAGTTTCCAACAGATGGTACGGTATTTCGCGTAGACAAGTATTCTTATTTCGATGAAATGGGACACACCTCTCACCACCCTCGTGGAGCTTATGCTCTAAAAACTAGGGACAAAGGAGTAGTTACAAAACTACTTGATGTAGTGTGGAACACAGGAAAAAGCGGAGCGGTAGCTCCCGTAGGTATCTTACAACCAGTAGATATCAAAGGAGCTACTATCTCCCGAGCAACCCTACATAATATAGGTTTCATAAATCAATTAGATTTAGAAATAGGTTGCTCAGTAGAAGTAATTAGAAGTGGGGAAATTATCCCAAGAATCGTGAGGAGAGTATGATTTTATACTTAGAAGAACAATTAGAGCAGGCATACAGAGTTTATCTTTCTAAAATTCCAGAAGGTTCCAAAGCCTTAGATATAGAGAAATTTAGAGGAATGGTAGAAGAAGATGAAGAACTGTTTGAAGATTTACTAGCTGAGGCTAGTGAGGAGCATACCCTACATTAATTGTATATCTGTATATGTCATTCTGTAAGGGAAGGCGACTATGAAAGATACCACCTTATAGGAACAAGCTGTGGAAAGTGTATGAGTAAAGGTGTTTATAACGAAACTTACTTTAAAAATCGCCCTGAAGAAAGAGGACGCGATGGTGTTATGTATGGGGTTATCTTAGTAAATAAGAAAACTTTTGAAAGAGAATGTATTAAGGTAGGTATTGCTGGTGGTAAGGATTGGCGTCAAGTAGTTAAACGAAGTTATGGTTTTAAAGGCTATGAAGTTCGTATACAGAGAACTTGGCACAGTACTCTTTATGAAGTGTTCTGTTTAGAACAAGCACTTCACAAAGAGTTTGAAAATGATAGGTTTGAACCCACTCAAAAATTTGGTGGGCATACAGAATGTTTCAAAATAACAAGTAAAATTTTGGATAAGTTCCCAAAGAAGGTGAGTCTCAGATGATTGATTTTGTAGTAAATGAAAATGATAAAGGTCGTGGTCTTTATGCTAAAATTAAATTTAGCAGGGGGACTAGGGTATTAATCTTACAGGGTAATTACCTTCCTTATCCAACTAAAACTTCTATCCAGATAGGAAAAAAGCATATTGAAAGTTGGGAAGGCGGTCATGTAAATCATGCTTGTGATCCAAATACTATAGTAGTTACAAAACGAAAGAGTAATGCTTTTAAAGACAGAGCACCACTACAAATACATTGTTTAGAGGCTGTAAAAGATATAGAGATTGGAGAAGAAATTACCTTTGATTATGAAACAACAGAAGAAAGAATGGCAGAACCCTTTAAATGTAGCTGCCATGGAAGATTAATAGATGGGTATTGGGGATATCTTAAATGATAATAGATAGACAAAATTTTAGTATAGTAGGAATTAAACCTAAGTTTTGGACAGAAGATAAATGTAATAGTATTATTAGAAGTTGTACTGATTTTTCTATGTTTGATTCAGAAAAATATAAAACTTATGGCGATAGTATTACCCCAAATCCTTATCCTATGACAGTTTGGAGACAAACTATACTCGAATGGGCTGACGCAGACCTATGGACACTAGCAGATGAATATAATGAAAAGAGTTATCAATTTAAGCTAGGAGGAGATACTCTACAGTATGTAAATAAAATTACTTATAGAGAGAACTTAGGGTGGCATAAAGATAACTATGAAGATTTAGAAAATTATTATAGACACAAAGCCCCTTATCGTATAAGTATAGTTGTAAATCTAAATAATAAATATGAACGAGGAGAAACTGAAATTTTTAGGCATAAACCTTTAAAATTAGGTATAGGAGATGCAGTAGTTTTCTGTTCTCATATGTGGCATAGAAGTAGAAAAGTAATAAATGGAACTAAGTTTAGTTTCTCGTGGTGGGTAGGAGGAGTCCCAGTAAAATGAATATGGAATGGTGGCAAATTTTAGGAATGATACTATGTTTTGGAATTCCCGCAGCGTGTCTGTTTATACCAGACGATCACGAATTTTAAAACATGAAAGTATTAGGTATTTCTTCGGGGTTTCATGACGCCTCCGTATCCTTAGTAGAAGATGGGAAAATTCTTTTTGCTACCCATGCTGAACGCTATACAAGGAAAAAGAATGATCCAACTATACCAAATTTTTTACTAAAACAGAACGAAGATGTCTCCGTTTTTTACGAGGACGTCAAACTAAAGAATGAACGGAGAGAGTATCATTCCATGCCTCCCGTTGAATATGAAGATGTATGTGATTACCACTTAAAACATCACGAAAGCCATGCGGCAGCAGCGTATTATACTGCCCCATTCTCCAATGATACCGCTATCGTAGTGATAGATGCTATTGGAGAGTGGCAGACTTCAAGTATTTGGATTCCAAAAGATAAAAAATTGGAATGTGTTTGGAGTGAAAATTACCCCCACAGCATTGGACTATTCTATAGTGCTATAACGAAACGAATTGGTTTAAAGCCAAATGAAGATGAATATATTACTATGGGAATGGCAGCATTTGGAGAGCCTATAGTTAACATGCGATGGTGTTTTGATTTACCAGACAGGAATTGGCATAAAGGTTTCTCACTCATAGACTTTAAAGGGTGTGCCCCAGAAGATATAGCAGCTAGTGCACAGTTCGAAACTGAAAGACGCATCAATGAAATAATGCAACACGCTAGTAAGTTTGGAAAGAATCTTTGTTATGGTGGTGGAGTTGCACTCAACTGCGTAGCTAATAGTAAAGTAGTAAATAAACACTTTGAAAAAGTTTGGATATTTCCAAACCCAGGCGATGCAGGTAGTAGTTTAGGAGCTGCTCTCGGTTATATAGGAGAGCAGATAGAGTTTAAAAATTGCTTTTTAGGATATGAAATAATGGGTATGCCCAATCCTAGAAAGATTGTAGATAGTCTACTTGCATATAAAGTAGTAGGAGTAGCAAATGGAAAAGCAGAATTTGGACCTCGAGCATTGGGAAATCGTAGCCTGCTCGGTGATCCCCGCTACAATATTAAGCGCACGGTTAATCGAATTAAGAAAAGGCAAAAGTTTAGACCCTTTGCCCCTGCAATTCTTGAGGAGTTTGCAGACGATTATTTCGAAGGACCAAAAAACGAATACATGCAGTTTGTTTCCCAAGCAAGACACGACTACAAAGCAGTCACGCATGTGGATGGCAGCTCACGAGTTCAAGTCGTGAAAGAAAACAACCCCTCAATTTTAAGAAAAATATTAGAAGAATACTATGAAAGAACTAAAGTTCCTATGTTATTAAATACAAGTTTAAATGTGAAAGGACAACCTTTAGTTAATGATTGGAACCAAGCTCAAGTATTTCAACGAGATCATCAGGTGAGAGTATTTTGATTTATTTTAACGGTTGTAGTTTTACCAATGGGTATGAATTAAATAACAAATTTACAGATAGATTTTCTAGTCTAGTTTGTCAACACTTTAATACCCCCGAAGATAATGACGCTAAAGTAGGTGGATCCAACGATAGAATATGGAGAAGCACTATGAATCATTGTTTAACTAATGAATATGATTTAGTAGTTATAATGTGGACTGGAATAAATAGAATAGAATATTTACAAGTAGGAGAAAATACTTCTGGTAATCTACATAAACCCACCCATCAAACGCATTATCCAAGATGGCGATCCACTAATTGGCGGAGTCATGTTCTCGCACATCAAAAGTTAGAAATTGATAAGTTAAAAACAAACCTATATAAACACCCAGACCAAACACAGGATCAATTTCATTACTTAAACGGATTCATGAAAGAAGTAAGAAATATTAGATGGAATTTAAAATACTCTTTATCTTACATGCTTGCGACAAAATACTTTTTAGAAGCAGAAGGTATTCCTTATCTGTTCTATACATTTTCAAGTGGGCAATACAAGCCCTTCTTGTATTTACTAGATGAGGGTTACTTAGAAGCAGCGAATAATTACTGGGACTCATTAGAACTAAGTAAGAAACAAATACTTAAAGAACTACCTTGTCTAGAAGAAGATGGCTTCTATGATATAGTAAAGAAAGCAAAGTTGCCAATCGGTGAACAAGACCACCCCTTAGAAGAAGGGCACGCATATATGGCAGAAAGAATTATAGAGGACATTATAGATGAAAGATATGATCAAGCGTTTCTATAAACGAATTAAAACATTATACTTTGAGTGGCGACTTCGTCGAACCTACAAGTCGGACACCTATGTCTATGAAGACGAAGAGAATTTCAATCCTAAAAAATAAGTGCAAATCCGAAAATAATCCTTGACACGCCCTCAAAAATTTAGTATAATATACAAATAAATGAAAAAGAATGAGAAATAGCGAATGGAACAAATTTTAGCTCCCACGAACTGCCCTTCCTGCGATAGCAATTTAGAATTTACTAACGAAATACTATATTGCCTCAACAAGATGTGTCCAGCTCAATGGGATAAAAAATTAGAGAACTTTGCTAAACATTTGAAAATCAAGGGGCTAGGCCCGGCAACTATTAATAAGTTGGAAATCCTAGACTACCCAGAACTGTATGAGCTTACTGTCGGAGAAATTACCGTCAGACTGGGCTCAGAGAAAATGGCGAAGAAGTTAGCACTCGAGATTATAAATTCTTGTAAAACCGATCTGCAGACACTATTACCCGCTTTTTCTATTCCGCTTTTTGGTCGGTCAGCTTCTCGTAAATTATGCGAAAAGATTTCATCTATCGAAGATGTATCTAGTGAAAGTTGTACCGAAGCAGGTATCGGTCCGAAAGCAACAGCTAACCTAATAGCATGGTTAGAAACTGAGTTTTACCCTAATAGGTATAACGACTTACCGTTTAGTTTTAAAACGAAGAAAGTTTTAAGACGAAAAACAGTAGGAACTGTCTGTATAACAGGTAGACTCAAAAGTTTCTCCAGCAAGGCTCATGCGGAAAAGGTTCTGGAGCAACATGGATATGTTGTAAAAACCAGTTTGACGAAAGACTGCACTCATTTAATAAATGAGAGTGGCATTGAGTCAGCTAAAACACAGACTGCTCGGGAACGAGGAGTCATAATAATTAATAATCTAAACGATTTATTTGGAGAAAAAAATGGCATTACCTAAATGGACAGACGAAAGAACCGCATCATTGGAATCTTTCGTTGGTGATGAAACCCCAGTTTCCCAAGCTACAGTAGCAGCTGCTGCTGAGGATCTCGAAACCTCAGTACGTTCAGTTTCTTCTAAGCTCAGAAAAATGGGTTATGATGTAGAGCTAGCTTCTAGCTCAAACACTAAAGCTTTTAGTGACGAACAAGAAGCAACCCTCAGCAACTTCGTAACTGGCAACACAGGTCAGTACACTTATGCTGAAATCGCTGAAAACTTCGAAAGCGGACTTTTCAGTGCCAAATCAATACAAGGCAAGATTCTTTCTATGCAACTTACAGAGCATGTAAAACCTGCTCCTAAAGTTGAAAGTGTAAAAACTTACACTGATGCAGAAGAAGTTACCTTTGTTGGTATGGTTAATGATGGCGCGTTTATCGAAGCCATCGCTGCTGAAATTGGTAAGAGTGTAAACTCTATCCGAGGAAAAGCACTTTCCCTGCTAAGAGCAGGT